ATCATCATTTTTTTAGGAGTCAGCGGCGCTTCTCCAACTAAGCGCCCAAAATTAATACCAATAATTATGTCACAAGACAAAGTATTTGCAGACGGATTTCTTTTCAAAAGAAGAGAGAACGCACCAGAGTTCGTAATCGGAAACATCAGCGTAAAAGTTGAAGAAGCTGTTGCTTTTTTAAACACGCACCAAAAAAACGGATGGGTTAACCTAAACGTGCTAAACAGCCAGGCAGGGAAACCCTACGTTGAATTAGATACATTTGTACCTAAGAAAAAGACTAATGGAGTGGACACAGCTCCTAACCAACAGCCTGTTCAAGAGTCAGATTTACCATTTTAAAATCCATGTTGTTAAGTATTAGGGGTGTAAAAACCCCTTTTATTTTCTATTATCTATGTCGGAAATGTCAATTATTTCCCTTAGTTATGGCAAATTAAAATAAAATAAAGTATAAACGTATAAAAGAGTATATAGAGAAACAAAATCGACATGGAAAAAAATCAAGTAACTATATTCAGGAATATAAAAGATACCTCAACACCATTCTTTAGAGACATAGAATCTATATTGGTTAGGATCAAAGAAGGTACTTCCAAGGATATAATAAAACAGATTCGTGCTGAGAAAAATAAAGAGGTACGACAAGAATTAAAAAAGAATCTTCCTGCAATATGTTTTTCAGGGATGTTTAATAAAAGAAACGATGATAGCATCACTCTACATAGTGGCTTCATTTGTTTAGACTTTGATGGTTATAAGACCAAGAAAGATATGATGTCTGAAAAAGAAAGGCTATCAAAAGACAGGTATGTATACTCAGTATTTATATCTCCAAGTGGTAATGGTCTTAAGGCTTTAGTAAAGATTCCTAAAGAACCAAACAATCATAAGAACTACTTCATGTCATTGGAGAAGCATTATAATTCAGATTACTTTGATAAGACAAGTAAGAATATATCAAGAGTTTGTTATGAGTCTTATGATCCTCTTATTTATATTAATGAGAACTCAAACACCTGGAACAAGATAGAAGAACAAGAGTACAGAGTAGTAGATAAGTATTCATCTATGCCCACAATACCGGTCACTAATGAGAACAAGATAGTAGAGATACTTATGAAGTGGTGGACTAAGAAGTATGGTATAGTTGATGGCGAGAGAAACAATAACATATATATATTAGCTGCAGCCCTTAATGACTATGGAGTTACTAAGTCACTAACAGAATATATCATGTCTCAGTTTCAGAGTAGTGATTTCACAATGAATGAAATACAAACCACTATAAACTCAGCGTATGCACAGACACAGAACCATGGTTCTAAGTACTATGAAGACGAGGACAGAGTTAATCAGCTAAGGATGAAGCTTAAGCGTGGAGTGTCAAAAAAAGAAATTCGTCTTCAGTTAGCTGAATCCAATATTGAAGACGCTGTAATTGATTCTGTTATCACCTCAATTGAAGAGGACGAGAGCGAGAAAAGGTTTTGGACTAAAAGTGATAAAGGTGTCATAACAATCATACACTATCTATTTAGAAAGTTTCTTGAAGATAATGGATTCTTTAAGTTTAGTCCTCAAGGAAGCAAGAACTTTATTTTTGTAAGGGTAACTAACAATCTAATAGACCATACAACTGAGGAAGAGATTAAGGATTTTGTATTAGGATACTTAGAAGACCTTGATGATATGTCTGTATACAATTACTTTGCAGACAAGACTAGGTTCTTCAGGGAAGAGTTTTTATCTCTGTTAGGTACTGTGGATGTATACTTTATAGAGGATGATAAAGACACAGCTTACCTGTACTACAGGAATTGTGCAGTAAAGGTAACTAAGACCAAGAAAACAACAATAGATTACTTAGACCTTGGTGGTTATGTTTGGAAAGATCAGGTTATAGATAGAGACTTTGAGCTTTGCGATTCTTTTAATTGTGATTACAAAACATTTATAAAAAATATATCAGGAGGAGATAAGCAGACAGTTCATTCTATGAGAAGTACTATAGGATATATGTTACACGCTTATAAGAATCTATCTTATTGTCCAGCAATTATATTAAACGATGAGATTATATCTGAGAACCCTGAAGGAGGAACAGGTAAGGGTTTATTTATGAATGCGTTATCTCAAATGAAGAAACTTGTTACCATTGATGGTAAGTCATTTAACTTTGAGAAGAGCTTTGCATATCAATTGGTTAGTGCTGATACACAGATACTATGCTTTGATGATGTAAAGAAACATTTTGATTTTGAACGGCTGTTTAGTGTTGTTACTGAAGGACTTACTTTAGAGAAGAAGAATAAGGATGCTATCAAGATTCCATTTAGTAAATCCCCAAAGGTTTCTATAACAACTAACTACGCCATAAAAGGTAGGGGTAATTCATTTGCAAGGAGAAAGTGGGAGCTTGAGTTTGCTCAATTCTATACCAAAGACTTTACTCCATTGGTTGAGTTTGGTAAATTATTATTTACTGAATGGGATGAAGATGAGTGGTGTGCCTTTGACAACTATATGATTGAGAATGTTATGTTCTACCTTACTAAGGGTTTAATTAAAGGTAACTTTAAGAATCAAACAGTTAGAAACTTAGGTGCAGATACCGCTCATGAGTTTGTTGAATGGTGTGGATTGTTTGGTGGAGAATTTAAAAACGAGATTATTAAGTATGATGAGAAGATATACAAGAATGAATTGTATATGGATTTCATTCAAGACAATCCGGACTTTGCGCCTAAAGCTAAACGAACTATATCTAGAACAGAGTTTTATAGATGGTTAAAATCATTTGCATTATTTAAAACCAACAACACCCCTGAAGAAGGTAGAGACTTAAATGGTAGGTGGATAATCTTTATAACAGATAAGGTTAACAAAAACACACAAAAAGATGACAGTAGATTTTCATTCTGATTTTAAGTGGTGTATTGATAATGACTTTCAAGTATATGTACAACCCATATATGGTTCAGGTCATTGTAGGATTGCAATTAGAAAGGGAGGTATATCAACAGATGGTAAGTCTTCTAAGTATTGTCATGAGAAACAAATGATGTTGTATAGTGAAGAAACATTAGGATCTGTTATATACAAGAATCAGAAATTAGCGAATGAAAAAATACCTGATGTGTACAAATACTTAAGAGAAACATATGATAAAATTTAGAGACTATCAGAAAGAGATAATAGATAAGGGTAAAAGTATTTTAGAGACAAAAAAATTCGTTTACCTTTCAATGGAGGTTAGGACAGGTAAAACACTTACATGTTTAGGAATCTTAGACAAGATGATGATTGTGAACAAAGTGTTGTTCATCACTAAAAAGAAAGCTATAAGTAGTATAGAGTCTGATTATAAGTTGTTGAGTCCAGGGTTTGATCTTAATGTAATAAATTACGAGTCATTACATAAGATAGATGTAAAGGGTTGGGATGCTGTTGTGTGCGATGAAGCTCATAGTATGGGAGCGTTTCCTAAGCCTAGCAAAAGAGCAAAGCAAGTTAAGGAGTTTGTGGTTAAAAACAACCCATATGTTATACTGCTATCAGGAACACCAACACCTGAATCATTTAGTCAGATGTATCATCAGGTATATGGTATAGCTTATAATCCTTTTAGAAAGTATACTAATTTCTATAAGTTTGCTAAAGAATATGTAGTTCCTAAGACCAGGAGAATTGGAGGATTCATGGTAAATGATTATTCAGAGGGTAAGGAAACCATATTAGATGCTATGAATCAATACATGATTTCATATACTCAAAAAGAAGCAGGGTTTGAATCTGTAATAGAAGAAGACGTTGTGTATGTTGATCCTCCTGAAATGATTTTAAAGCTCTGTAACAGACTTAAAAGAGATTTGGTTGTAGAGGGTAAGGATGATGTTATATTGGCTGACACTAGCGTTAAATTAATGCAGAAGCTACATCAGATGTATAGTGGAACTGTGAAGTTTGAAAGCGGTAACTCAATGGTAATAGATACATTTAAAGCTAAGTTTATATATGATAATTTCTGTAGTCAAAAAATAGGAATCTTTTATAAGTTTAAGGAGGAGTTGAATGCATTGAAACAGGTATACGGTGATGAACTATGTACGGATTTAAGTACGTTTGAAAGTACAGATAAGTCAATAGCATTACAGATTGTATCAGGTCGTGAAGGAATATCATTAAGAAAGGCAGAGCTTTTGATTTACTATAACATAGACTTTAGTGCCACAAGTTATTGGCAGTCAAGAGATAGGATGACTACTAAAGATAGACCAGAGAATAAAGTAGTCTGGATATTTACAAAAGGTGGAATTGAGCCTGATATATATAGAGCTGTTACTAAGAAAAAAGATTATACATTAAAACATTTTAAAAGAAATTTATTAACTTTAAATTAAATACAATGAAAAAAATAGGAAGACTTGAAGTAACAAAGTATTCGTTTGAGATGATAGAAAACGAGCCAAAAATTGTAATATCTATGATCAAAGTTTTAGATACTGAAGACAAGTATATTAAATTTGCAAAACTAAAAGAGGTTGCGCCTTATTTATCTATGTATCCTATATCGTTTGCAAAACAATTAACTTTAAATTAAATACAATGGTAGAATCAATAGGTTGGCTATGTATAGCCTGGGTAGTAATGATAGTAGGAAAAGCAATAGCTAAAAAGCTGTGGCCTGAAGATTGGAAGGATGAGTTCTATGATTGAGATAATCATAACTGAGGAAACAATTGAATATGCTAAACAAAAATTAAGTAGGATTATATCTAAAGATAATCTAACTTTAAATAAATTTGGTTCTGAGAGAAATCGTATATTGGTTGGATATATTGGTGAGAAAATAATAATGGATTATCTATCTTTAGACAAGGATGTTGATGATTATGAATTTGATTTGTTATCCAAAAAAAATAAGAGGTTAGAAGTAAAAACAATAACCTGCAAGTTTAAACCTAAAGAAGATTATTGGTGTACAGTAAACTCACATGATTTGAATGGAGTTCATAAACAAAAAGCAGATTATTATATTTTTTTAAGAATAATAAATGACTTTTCAAAAGCTTGGATTTTAGGTTGGATTCCATGTGATGAGTTTTTTAGTAAAGGAACTTTTGTATCAAAAGGAACTAACTTTGATAAGTTTAAATTTCATAAAGCAAATGCAACTATACTTGAAATAAATGAGTTAAATAAATTTTAATGACAGAACAACAGATACAAGCAAATAGGATTAAACAGTTAGAGGCTGAAGGGTATTACGTTATTAAACTTATTAAGACTAATAAGAACGGTATCCCTGATCTTGTTGCTATACCCCCTAATTGTGGTGTGTTGTTTTCAGAAGTAAAAAAGCCAAGTGGCAGGGTGTCTGCCATACAAGAATATAGATTAAAAGAATTAGAAAAGCATGGATGCAAAACAGAAGTATACAGAGGAGGAGTTTGAAATAGATGAATATTTTTTAGAACAAATGAGAAACTACAGAAATGGAGCTGCAGTAAAGGTGGCTTCAGTAATTGATCATATGTATGGAGCAGATACAACCTACGGTTATATTAAAAATAAAACCGGAGTTGTTAATGACGACAAAAACAATCCTGTGTTTTTTAAAATAGATTACTTTAGAGATGAAGATGGCCCAATAGTTCTTATGGATACCTATGAAATATCTTCTGATGAATATTTAGACTCAATTAATTTAAATCAAAATATAACATGAGAAAAGAAACATTAATTAAACATGTGATTCATGTTGTTCAACAAGAAACAAATATAAAAGATTTAAAAAAGATAAGCAGAGAAAGACAACATGTTGACGCTAGAAGAATAGCTTATTATATATTTCGTAATTTGCATGGAATGAGTTTTCAGGCAATAGCAGATATTTTTGACAAGAACCACGCCTCTGTTCTTCATTCTCTTAAGGATATAGAGTTTATTATTAAAGGTGATAAGGAGTTTTCGTTTATATATAATAAGTGCCTTACTAAGTTATCTAGTGGAGAAATGAGAAGAGAAGAAATAAAAAATGAAATAAGAGAACTCGCAAGAGAATTAAAAACTATAAAATATTGGTAAAATGGAATACAGTTACGAAGACATTGATAAAGTTGTAAACTTTAAAACCTGGTCAGAAAAAAAGAAAATAGATGAGTTGTTTAGAATTGATTGTTATCAGTATACCAACTTAGGTAAAGAGTCAACAAAAACAGAACGTGAAGTTGTAAGAAGAAAATCAAAAGCAATTTATAAAGCTGTTACTAAAATCAATCAAGATGTTGGCAAGCATTTATTGTACGCACAAGATTAACAATCGTTGTTAATAAGTTTTCTATTTTTATTTAACAAAAACTTGTACATTACAGAAACAAATAGTACGAATGTCAATACACAAAAACAGCAGAAACTCAATTAACTTTATTAACTTATTGATGAAATCCATCAATGATTTAACCGATGACATCTACGAGTCTTTAATGGATGAAGATCATGAGCATTTAAACCAATCTATCCGGGAGCTTCATTCTGTTTTGCGTGAGACGCAAAAATTTACAGAAGATGAGTTATAGACCAAGACTGTCAGGTAATAAAAAATTAGCTTACGAGAATCTGACAACTAAAGAACGAAGGATATTAGTTATTGGAGACATACACGCTCCCTTTGAACTAAAAGGTTACTTTGAATTCTGTAAAGAAACTTATTCTAAATACAACTGCAACCAAGTAATATTCATAGGAGACATAATTGATAACCACTACAGTTCATTTCATGTTAGTGATCCTGATGGTATGGGTGGTGGAGATGAATTAGATTATGCTATAAACGATATAAGTAAATGGGTAGAAGCTTTCCCTGTTGCTGATGTTCTAATTGGAAATCACGACAGAATTATAATGAGAAAAGCTTTTGACTCTCAAATCCCCAAGCGATGGGTTAAGTCTTACAACGATGTTCTTGGAACTAATTGGAACTGGGTAGATAGAATAGTCTATGATAATGTACAGTACGTTCATGGAGAAGGTGGAACAGCAAGAACCAAATCAAAAAATGATATGATGTCTACAGTACAAGGACATATACATACACAGGCTTATGTTGAATGGAGTGTTGGAAGAAACTTCAAGGTGTTTGGAATGCAAGTCGGTTGTGGAGTAGATGGAACATCTTACGCAGCTGCTTATGCCAAGAACTTTAAGAAACAAGCAATAGGATGTGGTGTGGTATTAGGTGGACATACAGCTATTAATAGACTAATGGATTTATAAGATGAAAGATAAGATAGTAGAGGATTTAAAAAAAGAGTTTGATGCTAGAAGTTGTGTTGGTATAAGTAAATACAAAACAACATTGCAGGATAATAATAAAGATAACTTTTTACAGCATCTAAAAGAAGAACTAATGGATGCTGCTTTATATATACAAAAGCTACAAAGCAATGAAAGATAAAATAATAGAACAGATTCTTAAGGAAAAATCTAAAGACAGACCTAACTACAAAGCAATACAGAAGCTGCAACAATTATTTGATGCAGCTATTAAAAATGATGATAGTGAATAACTACCTCCTGTTTCTGTCTCTTCTTTCTTGTCTTTCTTTTTTAGCTCTTAATCTATTTTGATATTGAGGGTCATTTTTTAACCTTTCTTTTTTTTCTTTTTTAGCTTGTTTCATTTGTAAAGCTTTCAAAGGATCAATCTTTTCCATTCTTTTTATATTAGGTGATCCTCCGCTTTGTTCTTAGTCTTTT